GCAGAGCGCGCGCGCGACGCAGGAAAGTTCTCAAACCAACGCTCCGAAATGTGGTGGAACGCTCGCAACCTTCTCATGCCCCAAGTCCGTACCGAAGGCGCAGAACCCACTCAAGACGTCAAACTGACCCTTGACAGGCGCTCCGTAGCGCAGTTGTCAGCGCCTCTGTACAAGTCGGACTCCTCTGGGCGCATCAAGATTGAGTCAAAGATAGAGATGAAACGCAGAGGGCAGAACAGCCCCGACAGAGCCGAAGCCATCCTTCTTGCCTTGTACGACCCACCGGGCGCTGGCGCGATTCCGTTGGTTAGCCCACTTGGGCTTGACCAAACTAACCAGTGGGTTTTCTAGAAAGACGAACCGACGATGACGCCTAGCCCGAAAAGAGCAAACGCGAAAATGCCTACGCAAATCAAATCAAGCATTTACCTCTCCTTTTGGCTTTCCCATGAAGCAAACTGCTCATCGGTGCAATCGTCGCACAAGACCAACTTGGTTAAGTTCTCGCACTCATCGGTTATGCAAACTGCGACGATGTCCTCTTTGGAGTAGAGAACATCCATCGCCCGTTCAAAATGGTCACTGCTCATTTGATTCGTCAATTCGGGTTTGGGCTTTGTAGTGCTCGTAGCCACAACTGCACATACAGGCACCACGGCACCCGTCCAGACAGTCTTTGGCGTGAGTGAACGCCATCGTCGCGATGCGTTTCCATTGTTTGAGTTCGCGTTGAAGGCGACGGTTTTCTTGGGTCAGGTCATCCGTTTGGTTCATGGCTGTGCATCTTTCAGCAGTTCAGGGTCAACACAGTAGTTCTTGCCCCACGAGTCGGACAAAACGGTGCCATCGCATCTGGCGTGGTAATCCACGTCGTTCCAGACCATGAAACCAGCCCATGTGATGATGCCTCCGAGAAGGAAAATGACAATGAGTTCAAAGGCTCCTACTTCGTATTTCTGTTTCATCGCACTTCCAATTGGGTAGGTGGTGACCAACGGTCTGAACTGTCGTCGCGTCGGGCAAGTTGCACGATTGGCGCTCCGTTGGAGGAAACAAACACTGCGACGAGGATTTCGCCACCTCCGTAAGTGCCATCGGTGTCTACGAACACGAAAGGGTGGTAGACGCTCTTCTGTTCGTTTTCGTGCCAACTTTGCTTTGTCTGTGGAATGCCAGCGAAAGCGAGCATCGCTTCGTCGGTTCCACAAATCGTACAAATGTGGGTCTTGTTGTCCACCCTTGAGAGGGCAGGGTGTCGGGTCATGCGGTTTTCACCGCATCGTGGGCATTTGCTCATCGGGTTGAGCCTCCTTGTTGGTTGGGTTGTGATATTGGCATAACGGTGTCTCTTTGTTTGGCACCAGCCTGCGATGCTTCCTCGGCGGTCATCGTGACGCGTCCGACGTCCCATCCGACTGGCACCTTCTCCCCTTTGGGCATGACCCAAAGGTGGTAGGAGTTGGCTTCGTCAATGAGGCGTGACTCGGCAGGGTAAATCTCTAGGGCTTCGCGTTCCTCACCAGCCAGTTCATTCTTGATGCGCTGGAACTGTCGCCAATCCCTGATGGGTCGTCGGTCATTGTGGCGGATGGACAAGTGAAGCCAGCCGTCTTTGTTTCCTGCGCCGTGGAGGTAGCGAAGATGGACGTGGAACATTGAGTTGTGAAACAGGACGCACTCGCCCCTGTCAAACTCGGCACGCATCGCGTCGTACGCTTCGGGGTCAACCGCGCGCGCCTCCTCCTTGTGCACTGGAAGCGAACGCACAAATGGCGTCCACTCGCGACGGGGAGCCTTCTGGGGCTTCCGTTTCTTAGTCATGGCAGATGTATCCCTTCTCTGGTTTCCGAGAACTGTACCATAGTAAAGCCCTATCACCTAGTCACCGTGAAACCCGTGGTGTGTTTGGGTTACAGGGTGTTTGACCCCTGACGCTTGACTATGGTAGAGTGGCTCCGACGGAGGTCAACCCGAACTCCGAGAAGGAAATCCAGATGAGCACAAAAGAACGTGACTGCGAGGCGAGCGCACTGCAAGCCGAAGGTCTGACATGGGTGGAGGTCGCCGAGCGGCTCGGTCTCGCCAACGGAGGAGTTGCCAGACGATGCGCCATGCGACATCGCGAACGCTACCCCGACGGCTTTGAACCAACCGAAGTGAAGCAACCGTCCTACTTGAAGGAGTGGGGCAAACTGCTCGGCAAGGCAATCGCTGAAGACCTCGGGGAGACCGAAGAGCCTCCACACGAAACGGTGAAGCGAATCAGCAAAACCGAAATCACCATCAACGGACGCACCGTGGTTCCCAAAACCGAAATCAGCATCCGAGGCGAGTCGGGACGGTTCACCTTCCACTACAGCCTCCGAGACGACGAAGTCTGTGTGTGGGGAGGGCAACCTCAATACGAGAAATGGCGCACCTTCAAAATTGACAGAGTGCGAACCGTCCACCGAAAGCCCAAACTGCGTAAGAACGCCGAAGGCACCGACGAGACGGAGGAGGAGTCATGAGCATCAGCCTTGATGAAATGCTGAAGGCAATCCACGAAGCATGGATGGACGTCAACGCCTCAAACGAAACGCTTGTGGCGCTCTGGGCAGAGTCCGATGGCTACGGCGAGCAAGGCTACGTCCCTGAGCAGGGCTACGACTGGTCAGGCATCCGCGACTCAACCCCAGACGCGATTCGCGCCATGTGGAGAGTGCTCACCAAGTGACCGACGGTGGATGGCAACCCTCCCTATTCGCTACCGACGAAAGTGGGTACGAGGTTCGGGAGATTAGTGCAAAAGAAACCCACTGGTGGATGCTCAACATCCACTACGCCCGACGCATCCCATCCATCACTTACGCCTTCGGACTAATCAAAAACGGAGAACTGGTCGGGGTTGTCTCCTATGGAACACCAGCATCCAACACCCTGTGCCGTGGCATCTGTGGCGACGAGTACGAAAAGACCGTGGTGGAACTCAACCGCCTAGTCCTTCGCGACAACCTGCCCAACGAGGCAAGCCGTCTGGTCGGCAAGTCCCTCAAGATGCTCCCCACCCCACTCATCGTCGTTTCGTTTGCAGACACGAAGCAAGACCATCTCGGCATCGTCTATCAGGCGACCAACTTCCTCTACACAGGGTTGAGCACCAAACGTAACGAATGGGCTGTCAAAGGGCTAGAGCACATTCACAGCAGAACCCTCAGCCACGGCAACACGCTGGAAACCATCAAAGAGAAGTACGGCGACGACTTCTACTACCGCGAGCGTTCTCGGAAGCACCGATACATCATCTTGCTCGGCAACAAGACCGAGAAGCGGAAAATGAGGTCGTTGCTCCGCTACGAGGTTCAGCCCTACCCAAAGGACGCGCCTGACAGCCCTGCTGTGGACTGAGCGAAACCCGAACCATCGGTACTTAACCCTTCGCTACCACACTGGGGTTGAGCAGGTCGGCTACACTTCCAGCGAACCATAACGGAGGTGCAATGGACGACCACGCAGAAGAAATAGAAATGTCTGTTCTGCTTGAGGGCGTCATTGAACTCCATGAGGTTTTCGTAACCCTGCGACAAGGTGGCTTCACCGAAAACCAATCGTTGAAACTCATCGCAAACGTCCTAAGCAACAATGGTGGATTTCCAAATGGCTGACAACATTCCCGACCTCGGCAACCTTCTCTTGGTGCGCTGGCTTGACGCCCACAACTATCCAATCTGCTGGACGCTGATAGATGAAGTGGAACCCTACGTCGCTGAAGTAAAGTCAGTGGGTTGGGAAATCTATCGGGACGAAAAACAACTCGTTATGTCAGCAGACGTCGCTGAGGACATTGACGGCGAAACACAAATCAACGCGTTCTTTGCTATCCCCGTTGGATGCATCGTGAGCGAGGAAATATTGAGGCACAACAATGGCTGAGTATTCAGACCTACAAGAAATCGGTACATCAGGACTGCAACGCGTCGGTGGCTTTGTCATTGACGACTTTGTTGGCGACCTGCGTGGGCTTCGTGGCGCTAAAGTTTGGCGCGAAATGGCAGACAACGACCCTGTGGTCGGTGCGATGCTGTTCGCCATTGAGCGACTCATCCTGCAAATTGACTGGCGCATAGAGCCATTCAAAGAGAACGCCGACGCGATGGTCAAAGACAAAGACCAAGAAATCGCCGACTTCGTTGAAGAATGCATGAACGACATGAGCGAGTCTTGGGACGCAACCCTGTCAGCGATTATGTCTTTCCTCACCTACGGTTACGCCTACTGCGAAATCGTCTACAAGAAACGCGTCACGCCAGACACAACCGACCCAACCAAGCGTTCTAACTACTCAGACGGCAAAGTTGGCTGGCGAAAACTTGCTCTCCGCGCCCAAGAAACAACATGGCAGTGGATATTTGACGAAGACGGAGGCATCAAAGGTCTAGAGCAAATGGACGCGTCCGCTTCCAGCCACGGCGTTGTGATGATTCCAATTGAAAAGGCGCTCCTGTTCCGCACCTCAACTGCTCGCAACAACCCCGAAGGACGCTCACTGCTTCGCAACGCGTACCGCCCGTGGAAGTTCAAGAAAACAATTGAGGAAATTGAAGCCGTCGGAATTGAACGCGACCTTGCAGGACTTCCCATCGCTTACGTCCCACCACAGTTGCTTTCCTCTAACGCCACACCAGCAGAGGCTTCGGCTCGCGCTGGCATTGAACGCCTCATCCGTGGCATCAAACGAAACGAGAACGAAGGCATCGTGTTCCCACTTGCCTACGATGACCAAGGACGTGAAATCTACAAACTGTCGTTGTTGTCCTCTGGTGGTTCACGCGCCTTTGACACCGACAAGATTGTGCAACGCTACGACCAGCGCATCACGATGACAGTTCTCGCGGACTTCATTCTTTTGGGGCATGAGAAGGTTGGCTCGTTTGCTTTGGGTTCCACGAAGGTTGACTTGTTCACCACAGCAATCGCCCAAATCGCTCAATCCATTTGTGACGTTTTCAACCAGCACGCCATCCCTCGTTTGATGAAGATGAACGGCATGGACGTTGCTCGCCGTCCGAAGTTGTCCTTCGGTGACATTCACCAAATCAACATCGCTGAACTTGCCGACTTCATTCAGAAGGCATCAGGCTCGGGCGCTCTTGTTGTGGATGAGGGACTGGACGAATACTTGCGCACCATTTCAGGCTTGCCACCAAAGGTGGAGTCCGAAGAGGGAGTTGCCAACAATCCGAACGTGGCTCCTCCTCCTGCCGCTCAAGGTCAACCTCAGCCAGCGCCAGTAGCCCCGTCAAGCGCCAAGACACCCGAAGAGGCGCCTGCACAGCCAACCGAACAGTCACCAGCGCCTGAAGCCCAACCAGCGCCACCACAGGCTAAACCAGCAAAGACAAAGTAATGCCGTTCATACGCCGTTCGTCCCAGCCGGCGAAGCGCACGATGGTCGCTAAAGCAGGTGAGTTGTCCTCAGTGGAGCAGGCTGTCGCGCGCGCGTACGCGGAGGCTGTTCGCCAGTTTCGTGAAGGAATTAACACGGCACGCGTTGCTGACGCCATCCGTCAGTCCGTTAACGCCAGCCTGAATGCCTTACCGACTGGTTCCATCATCGGAGACCTGCGACCAATCGTTGACGCTTTGGTAAAAGAAATCATCAAAGCAGGACGCGCCGAAGCAGGCGCCAGCGCTGGTTTCAAGTTGCGTTTCAACGAGGCTGACCCTCGCGCCACTCAATGGGCTATGGAACGCGCAGGGCAACTTGTCAAAGGCGTGTCCGACGAGGTTGAGGAACTAATCAACGACGTTGTCACTCAGGCTGTTGACGGAAAGATAAGCGTCCGCGAAGCCCAACGTCGCCTTCAACGCACAGTTGGGTTGCACCCACGCTGGCAACAAGCAGTCAACAACACCCACTCACGTCTTGTGAAGGGGTTTATCGCTTCGGGACTTTCCGAAGAGGACGCACAGGCACAGGCTCAACAAGCGTCGCAGAAATACCAAGACCGACTTGTTAGGGCGCGTTCAAAGAACATCGCACGCACCGAAATCGCCACAGCACAAAACGAAGGTCGGTGGGTCGCTTGGCAACAAGCCGATGACGCAGGGCTGGTCAAACTCAACGACTCGGTAAAAGAGTGGCGTACAGCACCTGAGTTTGTTTCATCAAAGACGGTGGTCTGCGCCATTTGCGCACCACTTGACGGCAAACGCATACCAGTCAGCGAGAACTTCCAGACAGGACTTCGCGCCCATCCCGACGGTATCAAAATGCCACCAGCGCATCCGTCATGTCGTTGCAGGGCTGTCCTTGTCACTAAGTCGTTTGCTGAGATTGAAGCGCAGGTTCTTGAAGCCCGACGTCAAGAAGCACAACGGACGTGACATCTCCTTTACTGA